GCACAAACCGCCAGTTTTGGACATATTGGCGGTTTGTATGGTTTTTTTACTTCTATTAGAAAATTAATCAAAGAGCATAAAATTAATAAAATTATATTATTTCATGATGGTGAGGGTGGTGGAATTTATAGATATCGAATGGATAAAAACTATAAAGCTAATAGAGTTAGTAAAGAATGGCATAAGCGCATTGAAATGACTGCAGCTGAGATTAGACGTGAAAAAGAAAAAGAGGAGTCTATATTAAAACAAAGAATAAGGGTTAAAGCATATGCTGAAGAGTTATTTATTAGACAAATTGAAGTAGATGATATTGAAGCTGATGACTTAATTGCTGAATATTGTATAACCCACTCAGATAAGGAAACAATATTTCTATTATCAAACGATAGGGATTATTTACAACTATTATACTTGGATATAAATATATTAATTTCAACAATACCTGTTCCAATAACTAAATTTAATTATTTTATGTACAATAAGCATTATTATAAAAACGCATTATTATTTAAAATAATATGTGGTGATGTGTCTGATAATGTTAAAGGTATTAGTGGAATGGGTGAGGATACTTTATTAAAATATTTTCCTGAATTAATTGAAAGAGAAGTTACTGTTAATGAAATTCGCAAAAAAGCGAAGATATTAAATGAAGAGCGTATTGCTAATAAAAAGAAACCAATTAAGTCATTAGAAAATTTAATTAATGGTAAAGATAGACTATTATTAAATTATGATTTAGTGAATTTAAAAAAACCAATTCTTAATGATAATGCAAGAATTGCTCTAGAGGAATTAGAACTTCCACTGTCTGATGAAGGTAGAAATAGTAAAAATTTATTAAAAATGATGAATGAAGATGGATTTTTAAGTATATATAATGGCACTTTTGTTCAATATGTTGAACCATTTTACACAGTTATTATGACTGAAAAACAATTACTTAAAGAATATATGAAAAAAAAATAAACAAATATCGAAAAAAATCTTTTCTTTTTAAGAAAATATAAGTATATTTGCAGTATTAATTAACTATAAAAATAATAAAAAATGAATGAAAAAGAATTTACTAACGATTTCAAATTTCAAGTAACACAAGGTGATGTTATATTATGTGAGTGCCTGATAAACGCTGACAGTTTTACTCCGTTTACACGATACTCTATTAATATTAGGGATATGTTACCATCATTTATTACTAGCTTACAAAAAATTTTATCAAGAAAATCATATTTGACAACATATGATTGTTATGATGAAATGATTTATGATTTTAATGAGTATAGACAAGAATGTATTAATAAATATCCTATTAAATTTAAACATTTAATGCGTTATAGCCCTTTTAGTGTTGTTCAAAAAATCGAAGATATGACAATTAAAGGTGTTGAATGTAAAATGGGGTTTTATATTAATAATAAACCTATTGTTGAAAGAACGTTTTATGTAGATGGATTTAATCCGATTGTTAGAAGTTCGGTAGAGATTGTTAACGTATCGATTGAAATTACTGAGAAAATTAAACAAAGAATAATCGAGACTGATATTAATAATATTTGGGATGATTATGATTTAATCAATAAATGTGGGTTAAAAATGATAGAAATTAGAGAATTAGCCCCTGAAAGAAGAAAATTTTTATTGAGTAGTATTAAACGATAAACTTAAATATAATGCCAGATAGTATAAATAATACATTTACAGAGTACTTAGGCAGCGAATTTCAGTTAAAACTTTTATGGCAATTTCTGGTTGAACCAGATTTTGCCATAAAAATCTACCCAGACTTACATGTAGATTATTTTGACGAAATGATTGTTAAAAGGTTATTTGTTGTAATTTCAGAATATATTAAAAATTTTGAAAAAGCTCCAAATATTCAAAATAAGAGTATACATCAAGCTATTACACTATATAAGACTCAAAATAATAAAATTGAAGAAGATGCATTGTTTATGTATGTTAAACGAATTGAAATGTATAATGAAATGGTTATTAATAAACCTGAATTATATGATGGAGATGTAATTCAACGTATGGCATATGCATTTATTAAACAACAAGAATATCGTAAATTAGGCGAACATATTCTCAATATTGTAAAAAAAGGTGATATGAAGAATATCTCAAATATAAAAAATATTGAAGAAAAATTTCAAAAAGTATCATGTATTGGAGAAGCTAATGACGATAGTGAAGATGTTTTTGATAATATTGATAATGCACTACGTATCGATTTTAGAGAAACAATACCTACAGGTATAGAAGTTATTGATGCACTAACAGGGGGGGGATTAGGTAAAGGTGAAATTGGTTTAATTTTATCGCCAAGTGGGGTTGGTAAAAGTCAAGGTATTTCTGCAAAAATTTCGACACCTTATGGTTGGAAACGTATGGGTGATATAAAGGTTGGTGATATTGTGACTGGAAGTGATGGTGGCAGTCAAACTGTATTAGGTGTATATCCACAAGGAAAAAGACGTATTTATAAAATAGAATTTAATGATGGTACTAGTACGCATTGTGATGGTGAACATTTATGGGCTGTTAATGATATTAAATTAAGAGATAAAAGAATAACCATAAATGGTAAAAGAATTAAATATCCTGATTTGTTATATTCTACAATAAAAACAACTAAAGAATTAATGAAAGATTATAAGGTTTATGCTAAAAAAAATGTTTTAAATTATAGAATTCCAATTGTTAAACCTGTTGAATATAATAATGATTATGTTTTACCTTTAAATCCTTATTTATTGGGTGTTTTAATTGGTGATGGAACATTAAAAGGAAAATGTGTACAATTTACTAATATTGATGAAGAAATATTAAATGAGGTTAGAAATGTTATTAGTTGTGATTTTCCAGAATTATCATTAAAACAAAAACCAAGTGATACTAAAACATATACAATTTCAAATAAAAAATATTCACCTTATAATAGGTTAAATAATGCATTAAAAGAATTAAGATTAAAAACTAATGCAGAATTTAAACATATACCAGATATATATAAATATGCATCAATACAAGATAGAATTAGTATGTTACAGGGATTATTAGACACCGATGGATATGCTAGTAAAAAAGGTAGAGTACAATTTTATACTGTTTCTGATAAATTAGCTGATGATGTTCGTGAATTAGTATTATCGTTAGGTGGATTTTGTAAAATTAAAACCAAAACGGGTAAGTATAAAAAAGATGGTGTTGTTATTGAATGTAAAAAAATAAACATATTAACCTTATCTTTTTCTGATTCAAATATTAAATTGTTTAAATTAAAACGTAAACAAGACAGGGTTGTTTATAGAGAAAAATATAAATATAATAAATATATTTCATCTATTAAATTCTCTCATTATGAAGAAGCACAATGTATATATGTTAGTAATGATGACCATTTGTACGTTACTGATGATTTCATTGTAACACATAACACTACATCGCTTACTAAAATCGCTAATACAGCATACGATGCAGGTAAAAATGTACTTCAGATTGTGTTTGAGGATACTAAAGACCAGGTTAAGAGAAAGCATTATGCTATTTTTACAAAAACCCCTTTAAGTGAGTTAGATAATAACATTGATTATTTAAGAACTGAAGTTCGTAGAATTCGTGAGGAAAATAGACGTCAGGGTGGTAGATTGATTATTAAACCATTTAGTCAGGATGGTACTACTATGGTTGATATTAAGAATTGGATTATTAGATATCAGAAAAAGTATGGAATTATATTTGATTTGATTGTATTAGACTATCTTGATTGTGTTGAATCACATAAAAAAGTTTCAGATAGAAATGAAAATGAGTTGGTTGTAATTAAAGCATTCGAAGCTTTAGCAAGTGAATTAAATATTCCTGCATGGAGTGCAATCCAAACTAATAGAAGTGGATTTAATGCTGAAATGATTGAAGCAAGTCAATCAGGGGGTTCTATAAAAAGAATTCAAAAATCCCACTTTTTTATGTCTATTGGTAAATCTCAAGACCAAAAAGATGCAAATTTAGCTACAATTAGTATCTTAAAAGCTAGATTCGCTAAGGATGGACAGGTATTTAAGGATTGTATTTTTAATAATGATACCTTAGAGATTAGAATTATCGATAGTATTCAAAAAACAAAGGCATTTGCTAAAAATCTAAAAAGTGTAGAGCGTTCTGATGTTGAAAGAGTTGAACATAGAATTGATGAACTTGAAACTAATAAAATTAAATCAGCTCTAGATGATATGCGTGATAAATTTATCAATAAACAAAACGAAATTCCTGCCCAAACGGTTGAAATTCCTGAAAGTGTAATAACTAAACTTGAGGACGACAATCAACTTCAAACAAATATAGTTGCAAAACCAATCGTTAATTATTTGGATATTGAAAGTCAATTTTTATCTGAGGAGGATTTAAAAAATGACGATGATATTGAAAGATATTTAAGGGAAAATAGAAATAATGAAGAAAATTAATAAATTTTGTAACATTTTGAAAATATTTGCGTATTTATTTTAACATTGCGAGATTTAGAAGTTGGTCCATCTAGCTGGTCTCATAAGCCAGAGTTCCTCAAAAGGGAATCGGGGGTTCGAATCCCTCTCTCGCTTCTAAAATAAATTAAATTGAATTAAAGCATGGTTTTTACCATGCTTTTTTGTTTTATTTCGAAAATAAATGTATTTATTATTAAGATAAATCGAGCAGAAATGCTCGGTTTATGTAACTTACTATACGGTGGTTAAGTTACGAAAATAACTAAAATAATAAATATAAAAATATGGCATTTTTTACAAGACCAGATTTAAATGACATACAGTTTAAACAGACTACAGGTAGTACATTAACTTTGTCTGGTGATACTAAAATTAATTCAATAACTGGGTTATCAATAAATGATGGTAATAATTATGTTGAATTGATTGTTACGGGTGGAACGAATGGTGATGTTTGGACATATGTTAACGGTAGAATGATATTAACCGATAGTATGTCTGGTGGTATATATAATGGGTTATCTCCTACTACTTGTACTGTTGGTGGATTACCCTCAGGAACAAATATATCAGGATGTACAATATCTTGTATTATACAGGATATGTTAGTACCTGTTCAATATCCAATATTATCAAATCCATCTAATTGTTTTACTGCAGCAGGTTTATCATCACTATATGAAGTTGGATATGTATTAAAGGGTGAGGTTAGTTCTGCTTTTAATAGAGGAACAATATCTCCAGCGTATGGTACATCTGGTTATAGAAGTGGGTTACCTAATAAATATGAGTATAATATGTTTGGAAATACAGTAGATATTACTAGTACTGATATGTGTTATGATTATTCATTTCCTGACCATGAGGTTACGTATGGTAATAATATTATACAAAATAGGGTATTTTATGACGAAGGTGAGCAACCTAAAGATAGCAGAGGTTGTAATTATTGTTCACAATTACCTGCAGGGTGTACATCATATTCAACGATAAATATAAATGGTATATATCCATATTATTATGGTGTATATGATGCAGGAAATGTGCCTGCAGGACAAAATAGACCTGTATTAGACGCATTGGATATTACTGGTGGTATAAAAGTATTATTATGCAGTGAAAACACGCTATGTATTAATTTTAATAGTAATTCTAGCGATTATATTTGGTTTGCGATACCTGAATTTAGTACTGATAAAACTGTTTGGTATGTTAACCCTCTTAATAATGGTAGTATTGGTGGTGGAGTAACACCAGGTGGTAATTTATTTCCTTCTTATTGTAGTGTAACAGGAGTTACTACTGATATATGGAGTGGAATAAATTATAAATTATATTTAAGTAACTATCAAACAACGATAGGAACAATAATGGAAATAAGAAATAATTAAAAGTATGAGTCAACAAATTAATGATAATTTTAAATTAAATGCTGGTAAACCGTTAGAGTTTAAGTATTTTAATTCGTATAATGAGCCTTATAATTCAGTTGCTGAAGTTAATTCATTAATACCAATACCTGAAAGGCATGTCGGATTAACAGTAAATATTAATTCTATTGAATATTGGTATAAAAATGGTGTTTTAGATACTGATTTAATTGAAAAGAAATATGATACATTAGTTGCATCTTCTGATTATGTGACTGGTGCAACAAATGTTGGTTATTTTAGTGGTTTTAATGGTATTCAAACACTACCAATTACTCATTTAACTAATAGTAATTATACTGGTGATTATAAATCGATGTATAACTATTATTATAGGGGTACTGATGGTATTATACATGTTGGAACACCTAGTGATGGAATTGCTAAAAGAGGTTATTTAAAAACTGGTACATTAACTAAATCATGGATTTGGAATGAATATACTGGTGGTACTGATATGTTAGGTTGGACACTAATTGATGGTAATATTTCAACATTGATTGGAACATTTCAAAATAGTGGTGTTCCTCAATATTATAACGGTATTTCAAAATTTCCATACACGAATACTTCATTTACAAGTGGAAGTGTCTATAGTAATAGTTCAAATTTAGCCATTGGAACGGTAACGGGTTCACTTACAACAGGTACTACTATTAGTATTGGTGGAAGAGTATATAAAGATAAAACTGAAAATAAATTAAATTTAAAAACAATAATATCTACAACACCAAATTTAATTAATGTTTATGATGATGAATCGTTTATTAGAATTTCGGGTGCTACTGTTAGTTATAATGTTTTAAATACTAATGTTGGTGGCTCTGGTTTATATAAAGGTGTTTGTAATAATACATTTTATTTTAAAAGATTAATTGCAAGTGGAAGTACTTCTTTAATTGAGGAGGATAATAGAATTGTTATTTGTAGTGAGGGCGGTATTAATACAGGATATAATTGTTATTCACCAACATCTGTAAGCGTTGGAGGTATTTTATCTAATACTAATATAACAGGAAAAAATACATTTGAATTGTTTGAAAATATTTTATCCCCTGTGTTAAATCCTGAACTAAGTAATCCATTTACATCGGTTGATGTTATTGTTGAGGGACATGAAGGAGAACATACCTTTGAAATAGGTTATAATTTGGATAACGCAACAGTTGTTACATGCTTAAATCGTGGATGTATTAATCCAAAATATAATGCTGTTTGTGATAAACGTAGTGGTGCTCCATATGATTATGTTTATAGTGGAAATATAATAAATGGTATATTTTGTAATACAATGGATGCATATGATATTAGGGATATATCAGGATATGAAATTATCGAAGGTGAACAATCAATAGACACTTGTGTTTGTTATTTAAGCGGACCTCAACCTTATAACAATAGAGGTGTGGTTTATAATACACCATTACCATTAGGAATAACCCCTAAAAGTAGTGTTGTATTATGTGGTATATTACCATGGTATTGGGGTATTAGTGATTCACCGAATGTTGACGGATTATGTGTTTCATCATATGGTTATTGTGGTGTTGGTGGAAAATGCGTTGAAGAAGTGAAAAATAATACAATATGTGTTGATTTTCAACCACATCAATTGAATGACCCTAAATATTTATGGTTTGCTATACCAAATTGTGCCGAAAATAGGTCTAGATGGTTTGTATCTGAAAATAATTGTGGTAATATTGGTGCTGTTAGTGATTTATTTTCATCTGCATATGTTTGTAAAGTTGATTCATATGAGGGATATTGGACTGAATGTGATTATAAGATATATGTAAGTCATTATCCAACTGAAATGAATAATAAAATAATGTATATTAATTAAAAAAAACGATATGGATATAAATAACAATACAATAATAAAAGCAAATAAACCAGCTGAATCAAAATATTTAAATGTTTCAACTCCATGGAACAGTGTTAATGAAGTTAATGCAGGTATTTTAGAAGAATATAGATATACTGGGTTAACAGTTAATATTGGTGGTAATGAATATTGGTATAAAAATGGTGTTACTGATGGTAATTTGATATTTAAAAGTATTGGAAATGGTAATATTACAGTTAGTAATGGATTAACTGAAAATAATCAAATCATTTCTTTAGGTGGAACTTTAACAGGTGACACAATTTTTAATGGTGGCGTAGGAATGTATACATTACAATATGCAGAAAATTATAGTAGTAATTTTAATGATAGGTCTTTGGTTGATAAAAGATATGTTGATTTAATTGGGGGAGGCATTAGACCTAAACAAGCTGTTACTGTAGCAACTACAGCAAATATATCATTAACTGGATTACAAACAATCGATGGAGTTAGTGTAACTGCAGGAATGCGAGTTCTTGTAAAAAATCAAAATAATGCATATGATAATGGTATATATGTTGTAAGTAGTGGAATGTGGAGCAGAGCGACTGATTTTGACAGTACTAATGATGTTGTAAGTGGGTCATATATGTTTGTATTATCAGGTAATACAAGTAAATATTATTCATATGTATTAACAACACCTGACCCTATTGATGTGGGAGTAGATAACTTAGATTTTGTTGTATTTACACGATTAAATGGAATAGTTGCATCTACAGGAGTAACTGTTAATTATGTTAATGGTGAATATGTTATAAGTATTGATGGTAGTAATTTAGTTGGTGATGGTTTAATTTGGTTTAATGATAAATTTAATTTAAACCCTAATGTAAATAATGTTGGACTATACGGTGTTACAGGTGTAACAAATGGTATAAGAAAATATGATAATCATAATATTAGTTTGGGTGGTGAATTAACGGGAACTACAAAAATATCTTTACCATATTCATCAAATACTAAATTTCAAGTAGGTAACGGTGATTTTAGTGGTAATTGGTATGGTGGTTTATTACTAGCATCTAGAAATAATACAACGATTGGTGATAATTATTCATTAATTGGTTCTAGAATAGATAGTTCAAATTATTCAATGGTACGTTCCAATTCTAGTAGTGGTCTTACATTATGTTCTGTTATTAATAATATACCTAGAACGATATATTTAAATAATAATGGATTGGAATATGCAGCTTGTTATCATTCAACGTATAACAATAGAAGTGTTGTAGATAAAGAATTTGTTACTAACTATTCTGTTAGTGGGGCAACAAATGGATTATGTTTAACTAATAATAAAATTAAATTAGGAGGGAATTTAACTGAAAATACTATAATTAATACATGTAATTTAAATTATAAGGTTAGAACAGAATCAACTGAACTAGGCCTTTATAATTTATCGTTAAACAGTAAATATAATACATCTTCATTCTCGTTATGTTCTTCAGATTCAGGAACGACTGGTAGTTATTGGAATGTTAATGGAAATAATAACTGTTTAAAATTATCACATTGGGAAAATAATAATAATGGTAATGATTTACTTGTACGTAATTATGATATTTTACTTTTAAATAAAACTGCTGGTATAACACGTGAAGTCAGACTTAATAATAACGCATTAAATTATGGGGATGATTATTCTCTATGTTATACTAATCGCTCTTTAGTGGATAAAGAATATGTAACTAAAACAATCTCAGGTACATCAAATATTCTTAATACTAAGATTGTTGGAAGTCCATATACAACAGAAAGGTTTGATGATGTTATTGGTGTTAGCGGTACATCCGATATATACCTATATCCAACACCATTATTAGGGCAACGTATTACAGTTGTTGATGTTTGTGGAAATGCTTTACTCGATAATATTACTATTGACGGTAATGGATATAATATCAATAACAATGGGACATCGTTAATCAATACCGATTTTGGTGCGATTACTTATGTTTTCAATGGACTATTTTGGAGTGCAATATCATTCGTAAATTAATAAATATAAAATAAAAGAAGAAATTAATGTCAGGAGCTAAAACTAGAATTATACTAAATGATGAAAAGGTATGCCAAATTGGTATTTTATCTTTATCAGGCGATACTTATATCTCAGAATTAGGTAGATTAAAATATACTACAAATCAAGCATCTGAATATGAGGCACGCAGTATACCAGATGTCGAATATATTACAGGAATTACAAATACTATTAATAATCGTGTTAATATTATTGAAAATTTATACGTTTCTGGTGGTACTAACGGTATTTGTAAAAGCGGTAAAAACTTAAAATTAGGGGGTAATTTAACTGAAAATACTACAATATCAGGTAATTTTAGCTTAAATTTATGCAATGGTGTTAATTTAAATACCCAAACAGGATATAGTATTAGCGGTAATACTATATTAAGAAATTCACAAAGAACCATAAGCTCAATATATTTAGGATATCATAATTGTAGTAATGGAACTGGTGCAAATAATATCGGTATTGGTAGTTGCGTATTATCTGCAACAACAATTGGTTATAATAATATTGGTATCGGAAATAAAGTTTTAAATAATAATATAGGGGGATACGATAACATAGGTATCGGCCCAAATGTATTAAGTTTAGCAACTGGGTCAGTTAATAATATCGGTATTGGTAATAATACTATGAATAAATTAACATCAGGGGTGAACAATATAGGCCTTGGATGTAATGTAATGAGTTCATGTTCTGTAACAGGATGTGATAATATAGGTATCGGTACTGATGTGTTAAAAAATGTTAATAATGGTTGTTTTAATACAAGTATTGGTAGTGCTTCATTAAATTCACTAACAAGTGGATGTAATAATGTTGCCATTGGTTATAACAATTTAATAAATGTTACATCAGGTTCAACTAATATTGGTATTGGAATTTGTAACGGGCTAAATACAAACGGTAGTTGTAATATATATATTGGTTTAAACGCTGGTAATAATACAACAGGTTCTAATAAATTATATGTATCTAATTCAGATGCTTGTAACCTAATATATGGTGATTTTGTTAATAATTTTGTTACGTTACCAACGTTAAAATTATGTACAACACCTATAAATGGGGCAAGTAATGATTATATACTTGTTTGGAATAATAGCGATAAATGTGTAAAGAAAATTCTAAGTTCTACAATCCTAGCTAATGGTATTACTGGCTCAACTAATGGTATTACACAAGTGTTACAAAAAGTTAAATTAGGTGGTAATTTAACCGAAGATACAACAATCGGATTAACTCAAAAAAACTTATCATTCTCAGGTACATATTTAAATAATATATTTTTAGATAAATCCCCTGCAAATAGTGGAGGTTTTACATCTAGATACACTGCTTCTAGTGGTGGTACTGATATTATATCAGAAATTAAGAATGAATACGATAACGTAAATTTATCTGTTAGAAATCCAAATACACCTTTTGAATGTCAAGCAATTGATTTGTCATTACTAAATGGAATGCGTGTTATTGATACCGCTAATTGTAAAGGCTTAGTATATGACGTTGATTATAGTAATAATTTTACAAATGAATCATTAGTTACCAAAAGATTTGTTACAGGACAAACAACTACAGCAGGTATACAATATGCTGCTAATGGATTAACAAAATTAGGTTCAACTGTAGTACTTGGTGGTGAGTTAACAGGTGATACAACAATATATGGATGTAATAGAAATTTTGGATTAGGATATTTTAATAATTATTTATCTGGATTTAGAATATATGCTAATGATGTATGTCAATATGGATTAGATGAATATACCATTTGTTCAGTTAATCAAATAAATTTAATGTCTGACGATGATATTACCTTAAAAGGGGGTAGTGTTAGCGTTTGTGCATTAGCTAATTATAATACAGATTATAGTAATAGTTATACTGCAAGGTCTTTAGTTGATAAAGCGTTTGTTACTGGCCTTACTAATAATATTAATTTAGATATAACATATTTATCAGGTCTTACTGATAATATTATTCAAGATATAACATATGTATCAGGTGTTACAAGTGGAAATACTGTAGAAATTAGTAGTATACATCAAGATATTACTGACTTAAATCATACATTAAGTGGACATACTGGCAATACAACCATACATCACACACCAGAAGAAATTAAAACTATTATCGGTATCGATACTGTTAGTGGGTCATCTTCTATATTCTTAAATAAAAAGGGGGACTTTATTAATATTCCTGTTGTTGGTAATGGTAGTAGTTCTAATGTGTATTTTACTACACTAGATAGTGAAGAAACTGGATATAAATTATTATCATATACTTTAGAGCCAACTGAAACTACATTAAGCGCTACATTTAGTAATACAACACACCTAGTACAAAAATATTTATATCCACAAGGTGTTACAACCACTTTACTACCTGCAGGTACATATGATTTTAATTTTTATGCTAGTTCAAATAAAGCAGGTAGTAGTATTATTATTGAATTCTTTAAAAGAAGTGTTGGTGATGTTGATACCGTATTATTTAGCGGTGCTTCTACTCAAGAAATTACTAGTACAATTAATAGAATTTCTATTATTTTAAGTGAAATTGGATACCCTGTTGACCCTACTGACAGAGTTGGTATTAACGTATATTTTAAAAGTGGTAACAATAACACTACAATGAATCTTATTATTGGTGATGGCCGTGGCGCATACTGGAAAGGTACTGCAATGCCTCGTCACTCAGATATTAGAGATAAAAATGGTGAACAATCCTTTCAACATATTGATAATAGCATAACTGCAAGCGGAATTACAACTAATGATAAATTTACTATATATAGTAGTAATTTAGGTAAATATGTTAGCGTTGATAGAAATATATACTTATCATGGCTAAGCAATTTATATGTGCCAGTTGTTAATGGTAGTACTGACAACGCAATTGCTCGATTTGATGGAATTACAGGTAAATTAATACAAAATAGTGGGATTGTTATTGATGATAGTAACTATATGGGATTTGGC